ATTAAGTAAAAAATAGTTAAATATAAAATTAGCCATTTCATAAGATAATGCTTTTTTAATTACTTGATATTTATTATTTTGAAATGTCTGTTCCATCTTTATGCTTTTTTTGATATTTAGCTGTTGCATCTAATAAAGTTTCTACTTTTTCATCTGATACAACTTCTATTTCGTATTCGTCAATTCCTAATATACAACCTGCAATAAATCTTCTCATACCCATGCACAAACGATATTTATCTCCATCTTTAGTGCATATCAAAGGATTTATAATCCCATTTTTTTCTATATCTATTTTAAGTTTTTTCCATCTTTCGTTACGAGTCTGCATCATCCTACCTTCTTCAGTTTGCAAATGAGGTTCTCTAAATACTATTTGATTTTTATGTACTTTCATACAAACATACCTTTCTGTAAAAAATTAAATGACACTGATATTCTTATATCATTAGATTGATTAGGATCAACACAATGCATTAACCAAGAAGGAAACATAATACATCTTCCAGCAATAGGATCGTAATGTGTTTCTCTATGTAGTCTTGGTGGTATTGGTCCTTTTTTTTGATTTGGTCTAACCATTGCAGCTGATGATCTTGGGTCGTCTATTTTTAACTGCCCAGAATTTTTAGGAGCTTTTACATAATATACACCAGACCATAATGAATTAGGATGTTGATGAGCTCTATTCATACCACCTGGTGGATTTATATTAGCCCACATATTACCAAGATAAGGCTCACTATCTAAATACTCTTGTTCATAAATTGTTTTTTGACAGGCGTACAACATGTCAACTAATTTTTTAAATTGAGATAACTCATGCATGTTAGTAGTTGAATGCCAACCTTGTACATTAGTTCTAATTACTCCTTTGTCTCTATTAGACCACTCTACAATATCTCTTTCCAACTCTTGATTAAGAGTTGGATGTTCTATGTCTGCAATATAAATAGGTGTTGGAAAATGTAAATCTCTATACATTATTTAAAAGGCGTGCCTCCAAACCACATAACTAAAGATTTTCTGTTACCACGAATTACAGGTTTTACTCGGTGTCTAATAAACGATGCAAAAAATATTGCATGTCCTTGTTTTAGTTTTGCAACTTTACCTTCAGCCATTAATTCTAAATCACCACCTTCAAACTCTGACTCAGGTGAAAGCAAACAAGTCATAGATATTTTTCGCACCGGTGGTTCGTGAGCCATGTTTACATCATTATCTACATGCCATTCATAAAACCCACCTTCAGGATATTCTGTGTATTGTGCAAATTCTGTAAGTTGCATTCCATCAAAACCAAAATGATTACCGTTTGTAGTTTTCATAATTTTTTCTATGTCTTTATACATGTCATTCATTTTAGAAAATGGTATCCAACTAATATGTGAAGTTCTAGTTTTAGTATCTAACACTCCATCTATAACACCTTTTTTATTTCCAACTTGTGCATCTTGTTTAGGTTCAGCACGTCCAGCTTGAATAATCATTTGACATTGTTCTGGTGTAAAAATTGGTTGTGTAGTTTCAACTATAAAAGATCTCCATCGTGGTTCTGTTATCATATTAATATCCGTATTCTACCCATCCTGTTATTATATATTTATCATTCGATAAAGGTGGGTTTCCTCTATGAACGTGTGTAAATTGTGATGGCCAAACTAATAGTGTATTCTTTTCTGGTTTAAACCTACACTTCTGATATAAAAATTCTGTTTCTCCACCTTCGGTTACATCATTAAGATAAATCATAAAAGCTAGTATTCTATTTCTTGCTTTCATTTCAGCGTTTTCACAATGCCAAAAATGATAACCTTCACCTACTTTTGTTTTTTGTATCTTAACCTCAAGTATATTATGTGTAGATAATTTTTTTAAGTATGAATATTTTTGAACATACAAGGGATACACATCTTTAAAAAACATATCTATAAAAGGTTTGTTATTATAGGTCATTGCAACATTAGTATTTTTTATAGTATCTATTGCATTATCGGCTACTAGCATTTCATCTTCTTGTCTTGGATACACTGCACCTTGTTGCTCACACTTATCAAAATAATTTTTATAATCTTCTATTAATTGATTTGGCATAAAATTTTTAAACAAACCAATATGATTGTCTATGTAATATTGTTTATCCATTATGATGCACCTCTGTTCCTAATTGGGTCAAAATTTACATCACAGTTTGCAGCAAGAGTTCGTCTAGTTTCAGTGGTTCCATTAAAAGGATATACGCAGTGTCTCATATCATATGGAAAAATATAAAAATCTCCAATGTTCATTGGTGGTTGATAATCTATTTTTGCAAATTGACCATTGGCTGCACCTAATATTTGAAGCCTGCCGTTTTGTGGAGTTTGTGATGCAGAGTATTCTCTACCATATGTTGACGGTAATTTCAAAATCATAACACTAGATAAACCTGTAAACAACATACCTCTATGAACATGAGCAGGGTTGTATTCGTGTTGTTTCATTTCATTAATCCAAATAGAATTTAAATGCATTTCATAATCTCTTATCTTATTAAATGTTAAATAGTGGTGAAACATTTGCATAAAATAGTTTGTCACATTTTTAGGCAACATATTATGGTTTTTCATTTTTGTTTGATCAGCCCCATAATACAATAAAGAATGTTCTTTTTCTATTTTGCCAACTAATTGATCATTAGCTGGTGCAAGGTTATGAAAGTTTTGTTCGTAGATTTGGTTAATAGATTTATATATATCTAAAGGAACTTGATATTTTAAAATCGATTGACCTAAAAATACAAAATCAAACTTTAGGTTTTCCATGTTGTTCAATCTGTTCTTTCTCTGTATAACTTTGTTCTAATTCACCAGATTTTTTAATTCTTCTTAATGATTGTAGTTGACCCATTACATTAAATATTTCAGCCTCGCTAGAATTATCATTCAGTGCTTTTGCTTTCTCGTTATATTGTATTCCATAAGATTCTAATTGGTGAACGTTAACATCTTTGTCATTGAATGATCCATCATTAAATTCACTTTTTAATTTAGACCACATTTTAATTTCACGCATTCTATGTCTTGCAACTTTTTCCATAGATGCTTTACCAAATTTAGCTTCATCTAAATCTATTTGATATTTAGTTCTTTTATATTCGTCTTCTTCTTTTTCAATTTTTTTTTCTAACCAATTAATCTTTGCGTCATTTCTTCTATAGTCAAAAGACAAATGCATCAAATTATCTAAATATGATGATTGTTCTCTAACACATTGCCAATATTTTGCGGCTCTGGTTGGGTATCTATTGTCTTGTAATACAGAAAATCTTGCTTCTGTTTCTGTTCGAAACATTTGTTTCTTAGTCCATGTATCTCTTAACTCATCTACCATACCTTTAAAATCTTTAAGATCAGATGGCTCTAATAAATTATTTAAATGAGTTTCTTCTTGTTGTATAACTTCTTTAACATCTTTTTTCATATCTTTATCCTTTATAGTTAAGACTAATATATACTATCTAAAATATATTACAAGTCCTATGAATCTGTAAATGTTCTTGTTTGAGGCGTTCCTGGACCTACCCATTCCTGTACTGTAGTTTGAGTACTTCCAGTTGGGCCACCACTGTTACCACTTATAGCTAAAGCTGCTGTGTAACTACCTTTAGTAGTTCCTGTGTATACTCTTGCTGCAGGCATATTTGTTGTTTCAGTCCAACTTGTCCCATTCCAAGTTTCTGTTTCAGATTTAGATCCTGGTCCTCCACCAAAAGCAACTGCATTATCTTTGTCAGATCCAGAACCACCCATACCAAATCTAGCAGTATTTAAATCAGATTCTTCTGAAAAACTTGTTCCATTCCAAGTTTCTGTTTTACCAGTAGCTGGATAACCACCCATGCATATAGCTGAAGTTGATGTTCCACCACCTGAAGAATTGCTTCTTGCAGTATTTAAATCTCCACTTTGTTCAGCCCAATTAGTTCCATTATATAATTCTACGTTTTGTGTAAAAGGAGGATTACCACCAGAACCTGTTGCACCACCAAAAGCTAAAGTGGCTGTGCTAATTCCAGCTCCTTTAAAAAAATTTCTAGCTGTGTTCATAGTATTTGCTACAGCCCAATTAGTGCCATTATAAAATTCTGTAAGCTGTACAGCGTTAGAAGAAGTTATTCCACCAAAACATAAAGCAGCTGTTTGAGTACCACTTCCTGCTGTAGCTCTTCTTCCTGAATTCATATTATTTACTGATGTCCAAGTTGTTCCATTCCATTTTTCTGTGTCATCTTGAACAGGCGGACCTCCACTAAAGTTTAAAGCTGCTGTTGTTGTGCCTGCACCAGATGTTTGATCTTTACCCGTATTAACACTCGGACTTGATGCCCAAGAACCTGTAGTTGTAGTTGCTTGACCTTTTACAACATTATCTGTCGAGTTATACCAAACTTGTCCTTCAAGAGGATATGTTGGATCTGTTGCCAAAACTTCAATTTGTGTTCCTTTAATTTCTTTGTATGTTGCCATAATTAATCCGTGTCTATTGTTTTAGTTGTAGTTGATGAATCGACCCATTCATCTGAAGTATTATCTAATGATCCAGGAGCAAGTTCACCACCGGCACTTAAAGCACTTGTAATACTTCCTGTTCCTACTGAATTTGTTCTTCCTTTAGATACGTCTGCAACTTCTGACCAAGTAGCTCCATTCCATTCTTCTACCACTGCTGTTTGAGGTGGTACCGTTCCTGTAATAGCTAATCCTGATGATGTTGTGCCTGCTCCTGCCGCAGCATTTCTTGCAGTATTTAAAGTAGCTGTTTCAGCCCAATTAGTTCCATTCCAATATTCCGAATGATTTGTAGTTCCAGGAATTGAACCACCAAAAGAAAGCGCTGCTGTTTGAGTGCCTAAACCACCATGGTTAGCCACAGCAGTATTTAAATCACCTACTTCTGCCCAACTACTTCCATTCCATCTTTCTGTTAACGCTGATATAGTTACGGGTGGAGTAGTATAACCTCCAAACCCTAATGTTGCTGTTGATGTTCCAGATATAGCTGATGCCATGTAAGCTCTAGCGGTAGTTAAACTTCCTGGAGACGTTGACCAGTTAGTTCCATTCCAAGTTTCTGTTGCCGCAACATAAGGAGGAGCATCTCCACCAAAAGCTATAGCTGCTGTTTGACTTCCGTTTCCTGCTATATCTCTTCTTCCAGTATTTAAATCGTTTACATTTGTCCAGTTAGTTCCGTTATAAGATTCTGTTTTAGCTTTTAATGGAGAAGGTGTTCCACCAAACATTATTGCAGCTGAAGAAGATGTTCCCGCTGCACCTGCTACTCTTCTAGCATTATTATAGTTACCACCTGTAGCCCAAACTCCAACTGGTGCACCTGCACCTCTCCAATCTACAGAAGTTCCTGTTACAGATGGAGCTCTACCAGCAAAGAATAAAGCGTTTGATACATTTCCTCCCGCTGCGTGGTTTGCTCTAGCAGCAGGTAAATTAGTAGTTTCAGTCCAAGTAGAACCATTCCATAATTCTACGTTTGCTGTATCAGCAGTTCCAGTATAGCCACCTGTAACCATTGCAGATGTATTACTAGCACCAACTCCTGCAGCATAACCTCGAGTCGTGTTCATTGCAGTAGCTGCTGACCAGTTAGTTCCATTATAAGATTCAACGGTAGTTACATAGGAAGGACTTACATAACCACCAAAAGCTAAAGCAGAAGTTGCTACTCCAGCTCCACTTAAAGCATTTCTTCCTGTGTTTAAAGTATTTGCTACTGACCAAGATGTTCCATTCCATTTTTCTGTTTTATTATCTGAAGAACCTCCACCAAAAGCTAAAGCAGAATTATTGTCATCTCCGCAACCTGCTAACTCTCCTCTTGCAGTATTCATACTAGCAGTATTTGACCAGTTAGTTCCATTCCATTCTTCTGATGCTGCTGTGACTGGTGGAGTTTTTCCTCCAAAAACTAAAGCACTTGTGCTAGTTTTTCCTGCAGCAGCAGTTTCTTCTCTAGCAGTATTTACATCATTAACTTCAGTCCAAACTCCTCCAGTAAATAATTCTGTATTTGCGTAAAGTGGTGGATCCGCTGTACCTGTAATAGCTAATGCTGCTGTGTAAGAACCAGCACCTCCTAATCTTCGTCTAGCAGTATTCATAGTGCCGGATGTAGCAAATGAACCAGTTGTAGTAGTATTAGGATGTTGAAATTTTAATGTGTTGGCCGTATCATTATACTC